TTGATACCGAAAACTTTTCACCATACTCTGACATATCGTACTTGAGTAGTTTCATGTCAAGGTTCTTAGACAATAATTTAGCTAATTCAGTTTTACCTGTACCGGTTGGGCCTAAGAATAAGAAACTCGCTTGTGGTTTAGTTTGATTGCCGATACCAGCAAAACTAACATATACACGCTCAAGTACCTTATCAACTGTTTCCTCTTGTCCATATAGTTTTGATTTTACATTAGACTCAAGGTTAATGATACGCTCTGAGTTATCATCGGTTAGTTTGTCTGCTGGAACTCCAGTGTATTTCTCAATCTGGTCAAACACTAATTCTTTAGTAATGATAGCGCCCTTATTTTCTGCTACTCGTTGTTTAGCACAAGCGGCATCTAACAAATCAATAGACTTGTCTGGATTCTTACGATCCTGAATGTATCGTGTTGCACCTTCAACTGCGGCTTCAATCGCTTCATCTGTAATCTCCACACTGTGGAAGTCATTCAATCGTACACTTAGACCTTTAAGAATACTAACGGTAGATTCACGACTTGGTTCATCAATACTCACACGATAGAACCTTCGCATCAATGCGCGGTCCTTTTCAAATGATTCGTAGTACTCTTCCCAAGTTGTACTTGCAATAACTTTTAATGTACCCTTAGTAATTGCAGGTTTAATCATGTTAGCAAAATCAACTGCACCATTTGTTGCACCACCGGCGCCACGCATTGTATGTGCTTCGTCAATGAACAGAATTGCATCTTTCTTAACAGTCAGTGCATCAAGTACTGCTTTAACTTTTTCTTCAAAGTCACCGCGATACTTACTACCTGCTAATAGACTACCGATCTCTAAACTGTAAAGTTCATGGTCTTTTAAGAATTCAGGGACTTCATCATTGACAATCATTTGTGCTAGACCTTCTGCAATTGCAGTTTTACCAACACCAGGATCACCTACCATCAATACATTTGACTTGAATCGTTTAGCTAATACATTGATAATGTCATCAACTTCTTTACTACGACCAATCACAGGCTCTAGTTTCTGCAACTTAGCCAGTTGTGTTAAATTGATAGTGTATTCTTCTAGGATATTATCTGCTTGTTCGTTTGTTAGTTTAACATCAGCTTGTGTGCCTTTGTAATGTTTTTGCCAAAAAGGAACAAATTCATTCTTAACAAAACCATGTTTCAATAAGAAATACTGTGCATGACTATTGCCTTCAGCCATAATACTAAGATACAAGTCAATAGTTGTTACAACTTTACGACCGGTAAATAATACTTGAGTAACGCTACGATTCATTACACGTTCTAAGCTATTAGTTTTGCGTGGCTGAATTTCTTGTCCTTCAGATACTGATAATTCGATATATTTTAAATTATCTAAATATGTAATTACTTCTTTACTCATAGTATCTGCATCAATACCAAAGCTGCCTATACATTTCTGAAATGGTGCATAAGAAATTAATGCTAATAGTAGATGTTCTACTGTGCAATATTGATGGTTGCGTTGTTTTGCTAAATCAACTGCTTTTTCAATAATTGATTCGATTTCTGGTGAGTGCAAAATGATTTCCTTTTAAAATCTTATTTAATTACTTCGACTCTGCAAAATGCTAGCAGTTATCTTGTTGTCTATTTTATCAGGAATAAATGGTTTAAGCAATATCAATTGGTCACCGTTGCCTTGTTCATTCATGTGAGGTAATCCCTGACCCGAAACTCTTAATGTACTATCAGGTTGTGTTCCTGGTTTGACTTGGACTTGAAATGTTTTCCCACTAATAGTAGTGAAATCAAATGACGTACCCACAATCAAATCTAATACACTAATTCTATGTTGTGAAACTAAGTCTTGCCCCACACGGTCAAACTTAGGATGTACATGAACTCTGAATTCAACAATAAGAACTCCGCCGGCAATGAGATTATCATATCTCATTTGAGCACCGTTCTCTATTCCTTTTGGAATCTCAACTTTAATAGTTTGAGGGCCGCCCTGACCTTGTAGTTGTAATAGTTGTTCAGCACCATTGAATACTTGTTCTAACGATACCCAAATGGTTGTCTTAAATGTTTGTTGGAAAGAATGACCAAAAGGATTATTACGTTGTCCCCCAAACATCTGCCCAAAGATATCATTGAACTGCATATTAAACCCTCCTCCACCTGTAGTAAAGTGAAAGCCACCAGGGCCACCGCCTTGACCAAACGGATTTGGATTATCGTATTCTTGTTTCTTTTGTGGATCGCTTAGTGTTTCATAAGCACTTTGAATTTTTTGAAATGTAGCAGTATCACCACCCTTGTCCGGGTGATGAACTCCTGCTAATTTGCGATATGCTTTTTTAATGTCATCGGAGGAGGCATTTCTGTCTACCCCTAAAGTTTGATAGTGTTCCATAGTATTGAGTATAGCACAGTTTGTGTGCTAAGTCAATATTTATTAAGCTACGCCGGCTACTTTTTCTTTTGTACGACCGTATGCGGCAATACCTAGAACTGCGCCCATTGCAATATGGTAAAGTCCTGCACCTTGTAATGTCAATGGTTGCCATTGACTTGTTACTGAGCCATGACTCATTGCTTGTAACACTGACCATAGTACCGGGAAGATAACAAAGTCACATGTACATGTCAACATATAAATCCAACCCATCATTGGGCGCATTTTCTTGTTGATCCAATCTGTAGAACTTTGATCCAATGCTACAGTAGATTCTCCACCTTCACTCATTGCACCACCGCCACTTTTTAGTGACTCTGCTTGATTGTGTGTTACTTGTACTGATCCTGCCATATTTCCTCCTGAGTCTTTTCCTGGAATAACTGCTCCAAAACTTCCGAGTCCACTGGAGCTTGATGCTGGGGGAACTGCACCAAAGCCGGGTGCGGTTGTACCGAATCCGTTTGAAGATGTTCCTCCGAATGAGCTACCTTGCGGGAATGCTGATATACTAGGATCAGCCGCTAATGCTTCGTGGTGATCGTCTGTCTTTGCTAATGGTATAGTACCGTCTGCTTTTTTTGCTAATAATGTTGCCATGTTATAATCCTGCCTTTGCAATAAAATCTTTTAATAAACTATCTTTTTGTTTATTCATCTTAGCTGGTTCTAATCCAGCTTGTCTACGCATTTCATTTAATTCAGGTTCAATATTTTCTTTTTCATCTTCTTCATCTTCTTCAGTATCTTCCGGATTGCTTTCACGGTAAGAATGAGGACTTAATTCGAACAAACCTTTTAACTCTGAAATATCTGCACCATATTCTGAACCATCAACTGTAACTGTCCAATCTGCTAATGACATGTTTGTTAGTGTTTCTAAGTCATCAATCAATTCAACAATACGTTCAACTGCTTTAGTTCTTCTTTCAATCTCAACAAAAACTAAATATTTTCCAGCAGTATACTCACCTTCACTTACTTGTGCATCTAGTACCCACTCGTAACCACGTTCAAACCAATCAACCAAATCTGTACTAGCTGCTTTACCGACAACTTTAAAAGCTAATGTGATAATCTCATCATTGCTTCCTGCTTTTGCTTCATATTCATCAATAGATAATGTTGGGATTACTTGTCCAACTAAATCACGATAATCTAAGTTTTCAACTAGTCTCATTACATTGCTCCCTGAGGGGGTGCCATTGGTTGCGGTGGCATACCGCCCGCCATTGGTGGTTGACCCATAGCCTGATTGGCTGGCGCATTACCTTGTTCTTCAGTACCTTCTTTATCTAGGTCATCTTCGTATGCTGAATCTAAATCATCTAGTTCAATTGTCTGTCCTGCTAAGTCAATACTACCTTCACGGACATCATTCATTAATTCTCTTGGTATTTCAATACGTACTAACCATACCGGCTTCTCAACCATCTTAGGATAATGTGTGCCTGGTTCAAAATCTTCATGTCCTTCGATTTTTACTGGAACTTCAATTGATGTTTTCTTGAAATGTATAGTACATCCTAAGTGTGTTAATCTCTTTCCACCTTTTGGATTGGGCATTAGTTTCTCGGGATACATAAACACACAGGTTACTGTGTATTTTTTGCTAATAGGACCGTTGACAAGTTCACCTAGTTCCCAGTTCTTGTATGCGTACAAGTCTGCCTCATCTAATACACGCTCAAAGTCAAGCAATGTATTAATGGTACCGTCGCTGGTGAAGATACCCTTGATATTATCAATAATATTTGGATAATCTATATCTTTAAAAAAGTCGTCAGATGGAAGTTTACTCATAGTTGTATTTATCATTCTTGCAATGATAATGAGCAATTAGATTTTTTGTAGCGTAGCCTAATATTTATCACCAGATGATGTGTTAAAAGTATGCTATATTGCGTGGACCGTTTCACCTTAAATACTCTTGAATGTTATGAGCATTCGGCTCTAAAAAGGAGAATATTTTGAGCAAACGCAAAACAAGTGCTTTACGCACTCAGGATCAAGATACAAGATACGCACACAGTAAAAAATACGATAACACACAGAAAACATACTACACACACGAATCAAAAACAATCAACTTTGACCAAAGTCGTCCTAAGCTGAATAGTAAGCCCATTGTCATGGTGCCCAAATCAGTAAACCAAGAAAAATATATCCTCGCACTACTAGACCAAGAGACTGATATTGTCGTGGTCGGTGGACCTGCAGGAACGGGAAAAACTTATCTTGCTATGTTAGCTGCAATCAAAGCACTAAAAGCAGGTGAAGTTTCTCGTATCATTCTTACACGACCCGCCGTTGGGGTAGATGATGAAAAGCATGGCTTCTTGCCAGGTGATCTGAACGCTAAGATGGAACCTTGGACAAGACCTTTGCTTGATGTATTGAGAGAGTATTATACGGTAAAGGAAATCGCCCACATGCTAGAAGAACAGATAGTGGAAATTGCACCCCTAGCATTCTGTCGAGGTCGAAACTTTAAACATAGCTATATCGTATTAGATGAGGCTCAAAACGCAACCCCCAGTCAACTCAAGATGATTATGACTAGAATCAGTATCGGCAGTAAGATTGTAATTACTGGCGACATAGAACAAGCTGATAGAAAAAAAGCCGACAATGGGCTACTAGACTTACAAAATCGATTGGGGAAGGGGGTGATTCCAGGGTTGCAATTGTGTAACTTTGAACTGAAAGATGTTCAACGCCACAAAATTATAGAGCACGTACTTAGACTGTACGCTTAATCGGGTTTAGGGGTGCTCATAACATCCCTATTTTTTTATATTCCGTTAATTTTTTCTAATTGATCAATTTGGTCTGGATATACTTTTTTGTAATATTCTAGCAGTGTACTCCATGATAGATTCATCACATTACCTTGAACTACATTCTTCTGAACATTCTTTTCTTTAAAATCTAAAATAATATTACACATAGTAATATCTCTATCCTTTAGATTTTTAGAAATCTCTACTTGTTCATCAATCTTGCCATCAGGCTTAGTTACGTATGTTACTAAAAAATATCTCATATTGTTCTCAACTTGTTAATTCTACCATTGTGGCTGCAAGACTGATCTCAGGGATGCCAACCATTGATAGATTCGCTAGACCATTACGAATGATAATGATACTAGCATCACGCTTCTCGTTTGAATTACCCCACAAATCTAAATTATTATACAGCCAACGATAGATATCTTCTAATCTACTAGGATATAAACTTAAATGTTGTAGTAATTGCTGACGACCTTCTAAAATTTTACCTGCTTTAAACAATTGTGTTGCTTCAAAAAGCAATTCATCTTCACCTTTGCCAGCATCTACTGGAGGTAACAATTTACCCGTACTACTATTTACTTGAATCTGATTCAAACACTTACGCAAGTCAGGATATGTAGCACTGACATAGCTATCTAGTATATCTAAATCAAAGTCTATGTTCTCAGCAACCAATACTGTTGCGGCACGTGCAGTAAATTCTGTCTTATCCGTTTTAGTTATTCTAAATTCATGGCATCTGCTTTTAAGTGCAGGGATAATTCTGTGTTCATAGTTACAAGTTAGAATAAATCGTGCAGTCATGTGATATGCTTCCATATCATTACGCAATGCTGCCTGACCTGCTGGAGTTAGATAATCTGCCTCATCTAATAATACGACTTTGAATTTACCAAATGGCATTGTTTGCACAAAGCCAATGATTTTGTTTCGCACTACGTCAACACTATTCTCACGTGATGCATTGATTTCCAATACATCATATTCTTCTACACCTAATTCTTGTATAAGAACTTTTGCAAGTGTAGTCTTACCTGTACCGGGTTCGCCACTTAACAATAGATGAGGGATGCTTTCAGTTTCTATCCAACCGTTAACTTGCTCTTTCTGTCTGTCATCTACAAAGACATAATCTTCTACAGAATGAGGTCTATATTTTTCTACCCAGAGTTGATTTTTCATCGTTTTAATGCTTCGTAAGTGATAATGTGGTTAAGTGCTTCACCCAAGTCTTTGTCATGTGGTATGATATGTAATGAGTTTTTTATTCTGTCTGCTTTCTCATCATAGTTACGCAGTTCAACTACATGCCCGCCGTTAGCAGAATATAGATTGAATGATACCCCACGACTTTCTAATTCACCAGAAGAATCATGTCTTGTTGAAATCGCACGACCGATGTTTTGTCTTTTACTACCAGTCATAACAAGATTGGGTCCTTCGTCTGCTTCTTGATGATCCCAAGCCCAACGTACTTTCTTTAAGAACCAATTATCTAACCATTTCATTTTTATCCTTTTTCACCAATTGTTAAATCATAGACGGGTTCGTCTGATACTAGTAGTATATCATTTTCATCGACTCTACGCAACGTCTTTTCTCCCGTTTCATCTTCAACATCAATGCCCCGTGTCCATCTTCCATGACTAATACAAATCCATTTACCCACTTGTATCTCATCATCATTGAAGTCAGAACCCAATGCATATACTTGCGCCCAGCGTGGTCTGATACCATGATCCTTACGATTATCCGATAACAACACGATTCCACCTGTCGTGATTCGTTCATCAAATTCCATATCACTTACAATGATATGTTTTCCAACGGGTTTAAAACTCTCTTTACTAAACTTATGTGGTTCAAACGCTAATTTCATTTCTTTGCTTTCGGTTTCTCTGTTTCGGTTTGCTTGATTTCTTCAACTTCTTCGTAATCATCAAATTCTTCAAACATTTTTTGTTCTTCTGGATTCAAGTCAGGTGCTATTACTTCTACTACCGGTGGAGGAGTAACTACAGGAGTTACAACTTCTGGTTGTACATCTTCTTGAATTGATGGTTTATTAACAGTATTACTATATTGTCTTTTAACTCGTTGTGTATTATCCTGTACCACTCTGCCGTGACTGTCGATAATATCACCTCTAGCATTTACGTTCATGTTACCCACGGCACGTACTTTTTCATTTTTTGAAACCAATGAAGACATATCTACTGTTTTACCTAATGCTGATCTATGCATAATTTTCTCCTTATTTTAAGAACTCGTCAATTGACAAGTCATAATGCAAACTATTTATTCTGTGTATCCCCAGCAAATACAGAACATAACTGGATACACTACTACCACGACCTACTCCCCAAACAACTTTATTTGCTCTCATAGTATCAACTAGATACTTACAATAACGCAATAATTGGAACAAATCTCGTTGTTGATATAGTATCAACTCTTGCCCAACTCTTTGTAACTCTGCATCTGTTTGACAAAGGTCTAATACATATTTGGCTATGTCTAGTTGATTGTATTCTTCTGGGATAAACCAATTGCTTTGTAATTGATTGTCAAACTCTTCCTTACTCAAGGATTGTTTGACATATTTTTTAAATATAGGTACATTTTCTATCTCTAAATCTTTATCAAAATAGATATCATCCGAGACTAATGCGTTTTTGATTTTTATGTTTGGATCAGATAGAAAGGCACTGCACAAGTCCATTTCATCTAAAATTTGCTGACCGTATATATCAATTTGCATTGTGCTATGATAACACAGTTTCTGCAAAAATACAATAGCTATTTGCCCGTTTAGGCTTTATTGTTGTCGATTTTGATATTGTTTTGGATATTTTGTTTCTTGTATAATTCATCCATTCTTTTAGCATATTCTTTGTTATAGCCTGCAAGAACCATATGTATTTGATTTACCATAAACTCTTTACCAACACGATGTGCAAAGGTTAATTTACTGGTTAAGTCTTGTATAGATGTTTGTAGTTCATCTATTGTTTTATTTGACAAATCTGGCATGAAAGGGTGTTCCATTAAGTTGTCTCTGCCGGAACTAATGACCAACCAGGTTTACCCCAGATAGTAGTAGAACCGTCATATGCTCCAATACATATATACAAATCATATCCATCGAAACAAATAGCTCCGGGCATGTCACCAGGCACACCCTTGTTGGTAGGTTGTCTTAAATTTATATAAGAAGTAGTTTGATTTCTATTTAATGGCTGTACACTTATTGTTGTGCCACAATTTACTGTACTAAATTTTAACTGTAATTCAGTAACACCTGCAGGTGCAGTAATTTGATTAGTTACGGTAGCATTTACTCCAGGAGTACCGATGAACCCGTAATTTTCTAATATAGTTACCGTAGCATCCATTCCATTGGCAATGGTTGCTTGTGCATTATAAACTGTACTAGGTAAATAGATAGTATATCCAGCGTTCCAATCAATAGTCAAATTAAGTTGAACACTACACAATGTACCAGTAGGGGCCCAGCCAGCAAAACTAATAGTAGTGTCACCGACAATAGTTCCGTATTGTACATCGCCTTTAGTTACATCAATTAATAGAGTATCACTTATGCTAGAACCCATATTATGCATTGGTTGGCGAAATCCTTTAATACTTGCATTAGATATCAATACGCCTGCCATATTATTATCTAATGTTCTACCAGCTAATGCAGATTTTACAAGAACTTTATTTTGTAGGTCATTTAACTCTGTTTTTGCAGTATCTAAGTTATTCTTAATACTGGTAAAGTTATCCCTGAATCCTTGGGTGCTGTTATTCACTCCAGGGATTGGGTAAGCTGTGTTAATTGCACTAGTGTTAATTGAACTCATAATTTTTAATTCCGTCTTCTATTTATAGTTTAACTATTTGGTAAAATAGTTTTTTTGCTGAAAAGAACAACTGCATCATTCGAATCGAATGGGTCCGGTACAGGTGTTGCACTTGGTAAATCACTCCAAGAAGGAATAGTCAAGTTAGTATTCCAGTTATATGTTGCACTCTTGTCAACTATGAATCGATCTATAGTAAAATCAATTTCATTTAGCGTATAATTCCAATTTTCATTGATATTATTTTTAATAATCTCAGCATATCCAGGTTTAGTATAACATATAATCCAGCCCTGTACATAGCCCAAAGTAGAATCTAGTGTTGTATCCGTTTGTTGTGAGGTCATCCACGACGGCATCAATCTATTATCAAAATTTTGAGTAATATTTGATGTTAATGCTGATCTCATGTTATGCAATCCTGCAGGATATACAAATCTAGTTGTTCCGGGACTCGCATTAATTTTAACAGTAGACGTATTGATTAATAGTGAGGAGTTATTAATGAACCAGGGGCCCAATCGTAAACTTATTGGATTATTAAAAGTTAATTTATCTGATACTCCTTTACCGTTTTCATTTTGTAAATTATCTATAATATTACTGTATACTACTTCATACAATACAGTACCGTCAGAATCAGTGGCTATCGCTGTTTTTATTTCACCTAACGTAATTTTACGTTCATAGTAATTTTTCTGTGTAGCGTTAATATAACTCTGCATTGAACTAGCAGTTATTCCATATACATGAACAAATCTAACATCTGTTGCTTTTCCAAAATACATGTCATTGGGTCTATATAGATAGTCAGTTGGTATTAAACTGGTATCTGTCAATAATGATAAAATTACTCGTTTTCCATAAGTATTAGGGAATGCTTTGAAATATACATTCTCTAACGGTTCAGGGTAGTATTGATATACCGTAATTTTAAATTGTTTACTTTTTGTTAGTAACGGATAAGTTCTGCTAAATGCTCTAATAGTAAAATTGAATTCAATAGTATCACCTATTGTTAATATTTTGTAAACGTCAGGTTGTTGAGCCACTCTTCCTGCAATTTCACCAGTTTCTAATAAAACTAAGTTTTTAGGTAAAGAACCACTGACAACTTCATACACTAATGATTCAGTAGCAGTAGCTGAAACTTTAAGCATACTTATGGTACCATTGAATATTGTTCCTAAATCACTACCGGTATTCCATGCAATATCTTCTTCAATATCTTTACGTATACTAATTCTAAAAATTTCTTGGGCAGAAACTAATGTTTGATTATTTCTTTTTGCTACACTGACTGAAATATCATATGTTACAATATTTTTTCTAGGTTCTTTTGGGATGCCCGTAATCCAACCAGTAGTACTATTACCAACTAGTCCAGGTGGCAGTCCACCAAATTGATAATCGATGAGCGAGTTATCAAAATCTACTGCAATTATTTTAAAAGCAAAATATTCATTAGCTTTGATAGTAGATATTGATTCACCTTCTAACAAATAATAATCAGTGTATGGATCATCGACCCTAATAGGTTCATGTAATGGTTTTTTATTTAAGATTACCGGAATTCTATTATTGAGTGGACTTGATAATTGTTTATTTCTTACCACGATTGAAAAAATAGCAATATCATTTCCCAAATCACTTGTCAATAACACTGTAAAGGTATATTTTATAGTTGTTGGGCTTTTGTTAGCTAAAAACGGTTTTTTGGGATAACCTTTAATTATTCCCTCAGGATTTAAATATAATCCCGGTGGTAAATTTCCTGCCAGGATAGTAAATGATATGTTATTTGACGAAACGACATTTGAATATTGAATTTTATAATCTACATACAAACTATCAATTACGTTTATGATTTCACCTGGCAGCGTAGTTATTTTTGGTTTATTAATTACACTTGACGTTGCTAGGTTAAATGTTCTATCACGTATTTTATTTAACTCATCAGTAGCACGTATTGTGAAAGTGAAATTTTTTTCAACTAAACTATTTGAGGGAATACCGTTAATATTTCCAAATGCGTCTAAAGATACACCTGTTGGTAATTCTCCGCTTAATAATTTATATTCTAAATAACTTGCAGGAAATGTTGCTGCCGCACTCAATGTTAAATTTATTGGGGTTCCTATATTATAGGTTCCTAAATCTCCTGCGGGGGTTTTCCAAACCGGCTGTGACATATTAATGTCCTTGTAATAAATCTAATGCAAGATGATAATGATGTTGTCTATCTTCAAGCCCAATAGTTCCGCCGTTGATTCGTTTTGTCAATGTAACAAAATCATCACTATCACAATATTGATTTAAGTTGTTGTTATCCCAGAACCAACCTGCACTGCTTACTGCACCTTCAGGTGTTTCTAAATATGCAACAGTCTCGTCAATACTGATACCTAAATCTGCGGCAAACTTAGTATAATTTTGTTTACCTGTTAACTGAATCAATCCACGACCACAGAACTTATAACCATCACCTGATTCTTCTGGACCATTGCCCATACGTCCACCGTAAACACGATTTGCAATCTTTTCTGGCTTGCGTTCATACTGTCTTGCTAAGTCATCAGTAGGGAAATACTTTTTAAAAGTACCCATCAATCCTTTAGCACTGTAGTTTAGATTTTCTTTAACAAAGTTAAAGCCACCTGATTCATGTGCAGTTTGTGCAACAAATGCTGCCGCTCTACGCATGTTATCATACATGTCATAGTATTCTGCTACTTCATGTAAGGGTTGAGCATATACTTTTAGTACTGCTACTTTAGTTTTTGGGCATAATGCCTGTAATAATTCCAATGTTATCATAATTTTCCTTTTAAGAATAAACTCCTGTTAGAGCATACCATTTTGTTAATGTGCCGGCTACAAATTGAATTCTTGCTCCTGCACCCAATGTAAAGGCTGCACCGCCTGTAAACCCATCTAAATTTACACCAGCATCAGCAGGTAATATGTTGATTGTCTGTGCTGAATCATTAAACACAAATATACTTCTACCCAAAGCTATTGTAGGCATCGTGACGTTATATGGAGCTGCTCCAACTCCAGATATAATGTTAATTGTTTTATTCATTGCAGGTGCAGTAGATTGAGCAGTTAGTGTTTGATTGGTGCTAAAATTAACGTGACTACCTGTTGCATCTCTAACTTGAAGACCGTTAACATTTGCTAAACCATTAATAAGTGTGTCACCGGTTACACTTAAAGAACTTAATGTACCTACTGCATTAATACTAGTATACGGTCCTGGGGATAGACCGTAAGCTAATGTTGCACCTGCTACATTGCCTAAAACGTTTGCTCCATTTGCAGATGCTAAGAAGAATCCGTTTCCAAGTATGTTACCTGCATTCAAGTTGCCAGTTAACGATATTGTTCCATTTCCAAAATTAGTATTAGCTGTTGCATTACCTACAAATAATTTAAGTAGATTACCAACTTCAGTAATATTTGTCTGTGAAGCACCGGTAACCGTTGTAGCAGATCCAGCAGTAACTGCTGTATTAGCCACATTAGCTAATGGAGCATAACCAGTTATATTTGCTGCTGGTATATTTTGAAGACCATTTGCATATCCAGTGAATTGACCAGCTATAACTGTCCCTGTTGCAGTTAATCCACCACCAAAGGTTGCTGAACCAGTGCTAACTAAGAATGGTCTGAAGTTTAATGAGGCAACTGAAATACCAATTGTGCCTGTAGGTGCTGATACCACAGTAAATGTAAATGTATTTGATGTGGCAGTAGCAATTACAAACCATGCTGGATTTCCACCTGCATTAATATTTGGCGGGAATGTAGTTGCTGTTGTACCGGTCAATGTAAATTCAGTGCCCATACTTCCGCCATGATCAGTAGTTGTAGTAACAGTTACCGTAGTACCAGAATTAGTAATTGAAGTAATTCCTTTAAGGGTACTTGGTAACGATAAACTTGCTATGTTAGCAGTACCTGCAACAGTCAATATACCACTAGCAATTAAGTTAGCACCGGATACGTTTCCTGATACAGAAACTAATGTACCATTGATATCTTTTGTAGTGATGTTACCTACACTTGCATTGCCGTCTACCTTTAACATTCCATTGGTAGTTAAATTACCACCGGAAACATTTCCTATCGCAGTGATTATAGTTGAAGATACTAGAACATTTCCCTGTACGTTGCCTGATGCAAATAAGTGAGGGATGCCAAGATTACCACTAAAGTTAGATTGATTAGTACTAGTGATTGTTAAGTTACCACCTGCAATAATTTGACCTGTTATGTTTGCTAATCCAGGTGTTGACAAATTACCAAATTTTGCGTTACCTGTTATATTAGCATTTGATCCGTTAAAATCAGATGCTTGGAAAGTAGCTCCTGAAATCAATGTACTTACTGACAATGAAGTTAATCCAGTTAAACTACCTAAAATTTCTGCATTGCCGCCTACTTTTAATCGACCATCAAAGATACCAGAACCTGCACTAGAGATTAAAGGTCTTACTGTTACAACAATTGTTCCACCTAATGTACCTGTTGGTGCTACTGCGGCTGTGACTGTAAAGCTACTAGGTTGTCCACCTACTTGTGGTGTTCCTGGGATTGTTGCAATCACATAGACACCATTAGGTGCATTTGTTGCTGCTGTTATACCTGACAATACAACTTCATTACCAACACTTAGTTGGTGTGCAATTGTACTAATAATCGTAATAGTAGTAGATGCATATGTTGCAGAAATTGTTCCTAATACAGTAGCTGATGCAGGGAATTGTAAGTTACCAACATTAGCACTACCAGTAACGGATAATCCTCCACCAATACTAGCACTACCAGTAGCACTTATTATTGCAGTACTGAAGTTACCTACACTAGCATTGCCGACAACGTTTAATATACCAAGTGACTCAATATTACCGTGTGAGCTATTTCCAGTGACATTAGCACTTGCAAGAGTAGCTAAACCAGTAATATTGGCATTTGCGGATCTTAGTAAACCACTAGTAGAAATAGTACCAGTAGACACAATGTGCATGATATTACTGATATTACCAATATTTGCATTTGCTGTTACTTTGAATACAGATCCACTAAAGTTAGCATTACCTGTTGAATCAATGTGTAATGAGGTTAATGTACCGGTTATGTTTGAACTCAGTGCTTTAATTAATCCAGAATTTGCATATAAGTTTCCGCCTGTTACTAAATTGCCTACGTTGGCTAATCCAGTAACGTTTGCATTTTTTGAGAATACATACCCAGATGAGGCAGATATATTACCACTAGCATCAACGTGAGTTGTTCCAACGTTACCAGCAGACATTGTTCCGGCAATAGATGCTGACCCAGAACTAGATAATATTGGTTTAATTGTTATAGATGTAGTTGCTCCTACGGTTATTGATGCTGATGGTGCTACGTTAACTACAAATTCAAATCTTTTTGAATCGACAATATTAGAAACAATCCAAGTACCATTGGTTGTTGTGCTTGCATTGGTTACAACAACAGTTGCTCCAATTACTGCCATACCGTGCGAATTAACAGTGGTTACACGAATAGTAACAGTATTGTATAGAATTGATGTGATTGCTGACGTACCAGTTAATACAACTGATGGTAAAGTCATGTGAGATACATTAGCTGTACCAGCGACTGTTAATTGTCCCGAAGTAGATAAATTACCTCCGGTCAATGTATTTGTTGCAACTAGGTTCGCAGCCTGAATATTTGCTTGTGAAGTAATGTTACCCGCAGTAGGTACTTCAGCGAATGAGGCAGAAGCTGTTACTTTGAATACAGATCCACTAAAGTTAGCATTACCTGTTGAATCAATGTGTAATAAAGATGCAGTTCCGGTAAAGTTTGCATTAGCAGATTTTATTAAACCACCATTTGCATACAAATCACCCGATGCTGTTAGGTGAGTAGTAGCAGCATTACCAAATGTACCAGTACCCGTAACAGTCATTGTACCACCAAATGATCCTGATCCTGTACTTGTTAATAATGGTCTAATAGTTAATGTCCCACCAGAAATACCACCCGACGGCGCTACAGTTGCAGTAAATGTAAATGTTGTATTAGTGGGAACTGAAACAACAGTATAAGTACCACTTGGAGCATAAGTACCAGAAACACCTGATAGTGTTATCTGTGCTCCTGCCACTGTCATGCCATGATCGGCTGTAGTTGTAACTGTAATAGTAGTACTACTTGCTGATATAGATGCCATTGACACTGACGCTATTGTAGGTAGAACTACGTGTGAGAAATTAGAAGTGCCGGAAACAGTTAGTGCATTACTTCGCATTGTGTTACCAGAAATATTACCCGTAATATTGCCAACAAGCATTGAAGTGAAATTTGCATTGGCTGCATTAATCCAACCACTACTTGCATTAATATTACCAGTTGTTCCGATATTACCAGTAGATGTTACATTCCCCAAACTAGCATTCTGTGCATTAACCCATGCTGTTGATGCATTGATATTACCGTCAGCAAATATTTGCTGTGTTACATTGACATTACCCTGAGATGACAACGAACCAACATTAGCAATACCTGTGATATTAGCATTAGCTGTTACTACATTGCCTACCGTTGCCGTTCCGATAGATATAATTCCGCCACCAATATTGATAGTTGTACCAATACCGCCTACAATATTACCGGTTGTAATTAATATGCCTGTGTTTAAATTACCTGTTGTTGCATTTCCAGTAACTTGTAGTAATCCACTTGTGCTTAGATTAGCGCCATCTAAATTTCCTCTTGCAGATAAATCTAATGTTGTTAGTTTAGTTGTTACGTTTATGTTTGCAGTAACTACACTACCGTCTTGCATTGTAGTGCCACTAATATTAGCACCACCTGAAGTTTTAAGAGATTCTGCGCTTGTTCCTTGAATAGTGACAAGCCCGCTTGCAACTAAATTAGCTCCAGATACGTTACCACTAACACTTACAATATTGCCACTAAGCGTTCTAGCTGAAATATTTCCTACTGTTGCATTGCCAGTGACGGTTAATAATCCATTTGTAATTAAATTGCCACTGTTTACATTTCCAGTAACGTTTGCATCACCTCTACTGATTAAATCTCCTACGTTAGCAGCCGCAGATGCAAATATTATACCTGTTGAATTTAAATTGCCACTTGAAATATTTGCAGTAATGCTAAACAATCCAGTAGTTTTATTATATGTTGCACCTGTGTGTGCGCCGGCAATGCCACTATCATTGAATACCAATTGTGTGGTTGCTCCTGGTAAAAAGATATTACCAGAAATATTACCAGAAATATTACCAGACACGTTTCCAGACATATTGCCGGACATGTTACCAGAAACATTTCCAATAACATTTCCTGTTAAAGTACCTGCAACATTTCCTGTCAAATTACCTGCAACATTTCCCGTTAAGTCACCGGCAACATTTCCTGCTAGATTGCCAGCAAGACTAGTAGCAGCTATAGTAGCGGCAGTGAATGTAGTCACATCCATTAGTGATGCACTCATTCTACCAGTTAATGTAATATTACCACTAGTTAAGTTACCTTCAACTGCTAATCCATCTAGCAATCCTAATTTTCTAATATTAGGTTGACTTGAAGATGTTACTTGTCCTTCAATATACGTAGCACTAATATTACCGATAGATGCATTACCTTGAACGTTTAATATAGTCAACGTTCCTAAACTAGTAATGTTAGGTTGTGATGCCCCGGTGACCTGTATTGATCTGTCTGCTGTTCCTGCTAGATTACCAATAACATTACCGGCTAAATTACCAGTAACGTTACCTGCAATAGTAGGTGCGTTTAATGTACCGGCAACCTGTAAACTTGAAAGAGTTCCAACTGACGTAATTGCTGGCTGAGCAGCTCCGGTAACCACTGAGGCATTTGAAGCCGGGCCTAAGAAAGTACCTATGAAATATTGACCATATACGTTGGCAGAGGCGGTAAGATTAATAGCACTAACACCACCATTAATTACAGTAAAATCTCCGTTCATTTGTAATGAAGTACCAGAGTATGTTAATCTAGAGGCTGCCCCAATATTACCTCTATTATTGAATAATAACTGAGTATTTGCTCCTGGCGCAGCTACCGTTCCTGAAATAGTGCCGCCTACTAGATTACCTAAAAAGTTAGAAGCAGTGACATTACCAGTAACACCTAATGATACCAGAGTACCTAGACTAGTAACATACGGCTGGGATGCTGTTCTTAATGTACCGGTGACACTGGTTGCAACAACATTAGAAATTGATATCTGTGTAGAAAGACCAATAACAAAAGGTGTAGCAGAATTTGTTATTGTAGCAGATGTTGATGTAGGAGATCCAACACCAATTAATAATCCATTCTGAGTTTGTATTGTGATACTGGCTATATTTGCACTTACTAGAACAGCTCCTGTAGTTCTGTTTTGTGTTAATCCGGGACCAGTTGTTACTGAGGTGACACCAGTGGTAAGTGTAGTTGAATATAAATCCGTAAAATTGTTCTGTACTTTTTGAAAGGCTGCTCGTATTGGGTCGGCAGCAGGGTCATTTGGGAATGCGCCGAAATCTATAATTTGTTGTGCCATTTTATCCTACCTTATTATGTATTTATCGTTTTTAATCAGTAAGATGGAACCAAAAAAATAGCCCGGTGAACCGAGCTATTTAAAGTACGGATTTTTATTATTTTATTCCGCTTAATTTTCTAAAGTCTTGTAATAGACTTGTTGAATCTTTCAATAACTTTGTTTCATATGTTACTTGTGTTGGATTACCAACAGATTGTTTTTCTTTAGGGTAGTGCATATCATTGCCCACGTTTAACAAATGCTTTAAACTAGCCATTTCTTCATGACCAGCTTCGTTTGCGTAATCTTCTTCAATACCTTCAGCATAAGGATTATCCGGTCCACGATATGCAGGGCGGGCTGCGCCTGGTAATTTTGATTTTGTTTGATGCCCTGGCCATGTGTTTCTAATATTAGTTTTTGCCACACCTTGCATTCGTTTCTTAAGTTCTTCCGGTGGTAGATTGCCAGCCTCAATATCATCTTGACGGTTTTGCAATCTATCAGGACTACTCATCCACTCACCTGTATGGGCTTTGTTGTATTGTGCATTTTGTGCGGCATTTCCACCAAATTTTTCATCTAACTGGCCTTCTTCAACTTGCTCTTCACCTGGCTCACAAACACAACGTGCTTCATACATACCACATTCGTTACATGTTTCATGTCCTTCATGGTCATGACCTTCTTCTTTTACTGGAAGATTCTGTCCACCTGTTGTGATACGTTGTTGACTATCAGGAATGTTGTCTGCTTTCTTTGTACGAACTTCATTTCCAAAAGCATTACCTTCATCTGTTTCTTCTTTGTCACTATGATCTTCTTCATGGTCGTGATTATCAGAACCGTAATGTGAGTGCTCGTCATCACCTTCTTCACTAGAGACATCAACTACTGCAACACCTTCTGGTTCGCCACTATCTTGAATTCCTGACATTTTCTTAATCAATGCCATCATATCATCACCGTCTCCAACTACCGCTGGACTCATTTCTGGTTCAGAACCAGCTCCTGTTGGTTCATGACTGTGCATTGGTGAACCGTAACTACTACGTTCTTCTTCACCACCAAACACTCCTAAGCCAGCTTGACGTAGGACTTGTAACAATTCTGCTGAATCTCCGTCAGTTGCATTAACGCTTACTGAATCAGGTGATCCTTGTTGACCTGTACTTGTAGATACAGTAATGCCTTCATTGATAGTTAGTAAAGAATTTAATTCTTTTTCCCAGTTTTCTAATTGAATATCTTTCATTTTTTTACTTTCGAATGTTTTATTAGATTGACCTAATGTACTTAAAAAATTACCTTCTTTAACGCCTTCTGGATCCATTGGAACGGGTACTCCTCTTTCACCTGGCTTAGGAGGATCAGCATTCCATACACCACCTTTGATGGTGCCCATTGCTGGTCTAGGTGAGGTGTCAGGTACTAAAGGTTTATAGTCATCTCTGCCCCATCCTGGTGCTGCGGATCTTGCTGGTGGCAAGGGTGCTGAAGGATTTACTAATGGTGGATTTACAGAACCTCGACCTGCGCCTGCGGCTTCATCTGTAATTCTCTTTTTACTATGATGCAAATGTACTTTTAAGAATGAATCTATTAATTCAGATGTGTGACCTGTCTTTTTAAACATCTCTACGTCATCTTGCAATTCAATCAACATTTCTTGTACTTCTGAATCGGCTGAAGCCATTAATTCTTTAAAGTTGATGCCTTCTAATATTTGCATAGTACGACCTTCTTTAACTTTTTTCTTCTTGTCACCTAATGCTTTGAAGTCAGCACTAGTTAATTTACCTTTTGGTGGCGCAACATCTAGGTCGTCTTGATCGCCTGGTAAATCTTTTGCTTCGTCAACACCTTTTAAACGTCCGTCATTTTCTGCTGACTTCAACATTGCCGAACGATCAGCATAGCTTCCGCGCTTCACATCTTTAGCCGCTGCCTTCTCACCTGGAGTAGGATTCTTAACGTGCTTTAATGGATCAAACTTTTCTGATTTTGCACCTTCCATCATACCAGTATTAGCAGGACCTGCTTCTTGACTCATATCAGGAAATTGAGCCATGATAGTTGAGCCGTCTAACTTACCAGCACTTGCTGGGTAAATGGTCATGAATGGCGGGTGTACAAATGTATTTTTAGAAAGAGCATGTTTAATTACTTCTTCTGCTCGGTCACGACTTATAGGTTTTGTTCTTTGTACAACTGCTTGGCCTGAACGGTTATGTTGCACTATGCAGGCAATATACGCTTCATCTTCTTGTTCAAAGTCATCATCAGCTTCAGTTAAGTCTAAGTCATCTAAATATTGCTGGACATCAATTGTGTATTCTTCTGGACCATATACATTTGGTGCAATAACTATTTTTTCAATAGTGGTAATATCAAATTCAGGGTCGCTTTTTGTTACATCCGCAAGCCATTGAACAGCATCAAATTCACTACTATGTAAATGGCGTCTTAATCCTTTTGGCATATAGTCAAATGTTGAAACTACTTCATCAAAGTCATTGATGATTTGTACTGCTGGTTGTCTTGATGCGCCTTCTTCACTTTCCATCATTCTCTTAGTTGGATTATAGCTATCACCGATATGTCTGTGAGTATCATTATTGTCTGAATAATACTTAGCCATTTGTTTGTCTATACCAGCCTTATGTTCTTTATCAGACTTTCTAGGTTGTGGTTGATGTTGTGCAGATTTAGGTTTTTTTGCTTGTTTAGTTTTTTGTGGAAGCGGATGTTTAGCTTGCATATTAGATGCAGTTTTTTTCATACTTTGCATCCAGTCATGCGGGCCTTCACCAGTTTCTTGTACTTTACCTGAATCACCTTTAGCACGAATAGCATCTGCTAATTCTTTCATGTTTTCATTTTGTTTGCTACCCTTTTCATGAGGTCCAATTTTCTTTAAATGCTTAAATGCTTTTAGTAATTCGCTTTTACTTTTGCCTTTATACTTGCCTTCTGCTGAAGCGTCAGTTTTAACTGGCTTGTCAGATTTTTCAGTCATTGGTTGAGTACTAGAACTACTAGAACTACTACTGTCATCACCTGATAAATTTAATGTTCCTTTTTCAGCTGCCGCTTTAATAGCATTAGCAGTTGCAGGATCAGCAGTTCCCATTGACTTACCATCTGCACCGATGATTTGACTTGCTTGAATTGGTTTGACTGAAACATCTTCTTCATTCAATTGATTGTGCTCAGATACTTCAATCCAATCTTTTAAACTTTTCTTTTCAGCTTTTTCTTTTTTCTTTTCTTCCTTATCGGCATCATCCATCTTAGAAACTTTTGTACCTTTTTTACCTGTTGGTACATCACCCGTAGTGCGACCAAACAAGTCACCTACTTTTTTATTTTTTGGATCATCCTTGCCTGTCAATGGCTTGTCAGCCTTTACAGGTGCTCCACGTTTCTTAGGTGTATCATCTTTAGGACCCATCTTAGCTAAACTTACTTTACCAATCGGTTTACCGTATTGATCAGTTTGTGTTTCTGAACCATGACGATTGCCATAACCACCTGGACCTGCTTTGTGAACTGATTCATATAAGTCATCTAGGTATTCTTGTACTTCGATTACGTGCCCATTTGAAAATACCATTTTCTCAATAGTAGACATATCAAGATCGGGATCTTTTCTTGCTAAATCTGCAAGCCATTGTACTGCACCAAAGTCACTTCCTTGTAATGCACTCTTTAATCTTGGTGGCATTTGGTCAAACTCAGCAACAACCTCATCATAGTCATTGAAAATTTGTACTGCTGGTTGCTGAACACTTTCTTTAATGGTATCCATTGTTTGTAGTAATGATTTAAAATCCATTATTTTGATCCTTGTTTTCTATCTAGTTTGTCTTCCATGCGAGTTAACTGTTTTTGTAACTCAGACATATTTGTTTTCATGTCATCCATTTTTGCACTTGATATTTGTACACTGGTATCTAAATCTTTAATTTTAGTATCCACAGACATGTAACCGGTACCGCCTATACTGCAAGCCCCGATGAGTATCCAACTGAGTTGGGTAGAAGTAAAGTCGATCATTTATGTGCTCCGATTGCTGGTCTTTCTGGCATCTTAACACTACTAAAAGGACTCTTTGTTTGAATACCATCTTTGCTTGTGTTCTTGATTGTTGGGGTTTTCTTAGCATTATAAGGGATATCAATGCTTGATTCTTTTGGAATTACTTTATCTAGATATTGGTTAGCATAGTCTTTGCTAGCTTGTTTGCCGTTATCTTCTAATTCAGGTGTATCTAATAATGCTTTCTTTTCTTCATCTTGCACTTGATTAGCATATTTGTCATTTTCAGCATTGATACTGTCATTGTAATCTTTTGTTACTGCACGAATCATATTTCTTAGACCTGATTGTTGTGCAATTTGTACAATCATCGGTTCTGTTGCTGGATATTTGAATTCAGCTTGAATAATTATTACACTTTGATTCGTTTCTTCAAGTGGGAATCCATAAGGATTTTTTTGAATTACAGTTGTTTTGGGATCACTGATTTTTACAGGATCAAATTTACTTAGATTATGTATAAACATATTCAATAAGTTTTTGTTCTCTACATCACCCAAGATTTTAATCGTGTAGTTGTATGTGCGAACACTTTCCATTAAGTAATGACGAAGGGTTTTCATTATGTTATTCCTATTCTATTATTTATCAATTATCCGTTTTTTTGTTTGCCAATATGGTTTTTAGCAACTCATTACGGTCAACTAGACTACCCTCACCTAACGGGGTATTCTCAATTTCTTCAGTTTTACTTGCAATTTTTTGATCTAACTGTGCTTTCTTTAACTGTAAATCAAGCATTTTTAACTTCTTATTAATCTTTGCAGTCTTAGCAGTGATAGCATGTCCTAACATACCGCTTGCACTATTGAATATTTCGGCTGAAAAGCGACTATCTACTTGCATACCTAAATCCATCAAGTCTTTATAGCTACTAGTAGCCAATGATGCAAGTTCGTCCATTTCATTATCGCTTGCTTCTAACCCACGAACTTGGGGCAAAGCAATCTCAATTTTCTGTAATGTATCGTATGTTTCTTGTGTGACAAAACTAACCTGTGTGTTTTCAAACACTTGATTGTTTACCTCATCATCAATTGGTAGTTCAAATAATTCTTCTAACTTTTTTGTCATGTGCTATCCTAAATAACAGTATATTTATTACTTACGACGGCCCTGATGAAAAAGGTCATCCTCTGTAACCACCCGAAAAGCAAATCCATTCTGTCTACAATAAGCATTGGCTGCTACCCATTTAGCATGATTGACTGCGACAATAGCCCTATCTCTAGCACTAGCTACTTTGCTTTCAATAAGACTTTGTTTTTTAGGTTTGATTTCTACAACTTCTGCTATCTGTTTTCCATGTCTGTTTGCATACACTACAAAGAAGTCGGGTATGTACATTGACATCTTACCAGTTAATGGGTGGCGGTATGGGATACTGATTGCTTCGCTAGCCCACTTAAGTACGTTCTTATTGTTATCACAAAACATCATAAAAGTCATTTCCCAACCACTACGATATCTAGGTTTATGTTTTCCTATATATTTCTCGGGATTCTGTACTTCATATATACCCTGTGCAAAACTAGCCATTACGTTACTATGTTTCGTTGAATTGATTCATTGGGTGTAGGTTCTGCATTTACACCATATAATGTAGTTTTACTTTTTAAACTGTTAAGATAATAAACCATTAATCGTGTAGCCTTCATTTTATCTCCAGTACCCTGTAGATAATCTAATAATGTCATTGGGTTTTCATCAATAGTAGAAGCAATTCTAAACAACATTGCTGTGAAATTTTTAGCAGTATTTCTACTTTTGCAAACAGATAAAAAATATGAAAAAACTATTTCATATTGATTGGCACCAACTGAAGCGGTGAAATTATAGTAGCTGTCAAAAATTTTAACAGTTCTATCTAATTGTGTTTGTGGTCCGTCTATTATTTGTGCCATATCTACCTCGTAGATATATTTATGCTATACTGTTTTGGTTAGTATTTAGTCGTACCTAGCATCCTGGCCTTGACCAATAACTTGAGGTTGAGATTTAGCCGGGGCACGTGTAAATGCTCCTTTAACAACATCAACCCCTTTTTGAATTCCGTTATTAATACCTGACGATGCGGCACTAGGAAAATCAAATCCTCCCCTATTACTAGGAGCCATTATTTTATTAGATATGATACCGCCCGCCTCGCCTTTTGCAATGCTAAGTGTTTTACCTAATCCATTTTTCAAATCAAATGTTTTATATGCAGTTCCTGCTTTTTGTATTGCGCCAGTAAAATTTCCAGTAGAAATATCATCTATGATACCATCAATAGCATCAACCGCGCCACCTTGCCCAAGGATGCTTGCATTACTCCCTGCTTTACCATTAGGGCTAAGTCTAGTATCATAATGTCCCGGATTACCAAATCCCGACACAATAGCGCCGGGGTTTTGGCCATTGAGTGCTCCTTGAAAATATTTGACAGTTTCATATTCAATTGTCATATTATTTTCCATCACGCCGGCTTCAGAATATGAATATTGATCGTGGTTAAATGATGAAATTATAGGATTTATCAATTTATACATCATAAAATTATGTTGATGAAATCCAAAGATGTTTATAGATTTAAAAAAAGCAATTTTAGGACTGCCTAGCAAACCAGATGTTGTTGTTAGCGATGGGTTTCCCTCACCGATAAAACCCCAATCATCATTGTTTGGAATAATAGTATCATATAAATTTCTATTATCTTCATAGCGTTTACATATTCCTGAGGTAGATCCCCCTGCTGTCCTAGAAGAATTTATATCAACTTGTGCGGCATCTTTATAGTAATATGTATAATAAGCATGCCATAATTTATTAACTAGATTACTATTATCATCATGGAATTTTATTGATACCGCCTCATATTTTACTTTAGTCTGTACAATACGTTTGCGATTGTATTGATTTAAGGAATGTGTTTCAAAATTGAATTTAGGTAGTTGAATTGATTTTACATTCAAACTAAAATTAGCATCTTCCGGCCAATTATTACCTACTTCAGTCAATGCAGTGTTTATATCAAAATATACGTGAAATAAATGTTTAAACTTGGGAGCATAAGCATAATTATTTGGAGTAAAAGTTTTACTTGCATGAGTAGCATCACGTAAGTATTCGCCGCCACCAAAGAATGCCTTTGCGGCATTCCCTGCTTCGGCAGCAACATCTATTCCAAAAATATCTTTGACGGCGCCGCTGACGACATCTTTGCCTTTGCCAAAATTGCCATTTACAAGGCCATCAATACTGAATGCCATTGTTTACCTAAGTTAACTGCCTAAACCAGTGACCGATGTTCCACCAAATGCACGACCAACATTAGTACCAACGCCAGAACTTAATGGAGATTGAATTGCATTATCAAAACGGATAGATAACTGAATAGATACTGGATCATTTGATTTATAATCCATGTTATTGTAGTTTGCTGATTTAATAAAACATCCATACAATTCCCAGGTTTCTAGTACATTAGGAACCAATGTACCATTACCACCGTCTAGAATTTCATAGTTAATCTGGAACTTGTAGTCCTGACCTGAAGCCGCACTTGCTTGCTCAACAAAGTCAAATTGTTTCTGTAGTTGCTGACCAACTAATTTTGAAACATTACCGGCAGCATCATCACGCAAATTAATTTGCGTTTCTTGCCAAGAATGTTTGCCGGCTAGATATACTTTACTGTTGTAAATGTCGATTACTGTTTCTTCAAAAGAAACGTTGGGACGTTGTATATCCATAACTTGTTTGGTTAACTCTTGAGTTGCACCACCTGTACCAAAGTTTAAAAATAATGCTCTGAATCTAAACTGTAGTTTAGGCATTAACAAACCCTGAGAACTAGGTGTGTTGTCTGATCCGACAGTCATGTTGAACAATGAATTTGAGGCTGTTGCCATATTACTATCTCCTATATATTATTTATCTTAAATAACTCCCCCTGAGGGGAGTGTATTTATTGAGCTCCAATAGCCCCGGTGTTCATAACACGAACCGGTATGTAAATGAATTCTGCTGCCTTAACTGGCTCAATTGCAATATCAATCCACAATTCATTTCTATCAATTCTAGATGGAGTATTATTACTTGCATCACATACAACTAGATAGTCATACAATCCGCGCTTTCCAACTAAGTCAATAAACAATGACTGAACAACACCGGTAAGTTGATTACGTGTAAGAGCATCGTTTGGTTCGAATACGAATGGACGAGCCGCAACTTGCAGTCTTTCACGAATATAACAAACTAAACGTGATACATTGATGCGATCCAATGCTGATTGTGAATCAAATGAGTTCTTATTACCATAATTCAATAGACCAACACCAGTAAAGAATGCTAATGGATTAATTTGATTCAAATATAACACATCACGAATACTCATACGATTCTTAACTACTTGGAATTCACCAGTAGTAGCATCTAAGTATCCAATATTTGTAGCGTTGTCAATTGTACCACGGCGTGTACCTGCTGGAGCTAACCAAGGATAACCCAATGTATCGTTTCTTAGTAACGTGCGTAACATCATATGACTTGCAGGAACAACTGCGGCTGTACCTGTTGTATCTGATGTAATACCGCTTGGGTAGAACACACCTAAATACGTATCACGGGTAACCCAACCATCTTCACCTGACTCGGTTGCTAATGCTTCATTAGTCGCCCAATTTGTAATATTAGTAGCTTGATCTGGTAATCTTAATGGAGTATCACCTACAATGTAAGCAGTATTATTGCGGTCATTGTTTAACGTTACCATATTAGGTTGTAGTTCTGGATAACCAGGAGCTGCTATCAAGTTAAAGAAATTATCTTCTTCACGTATAGTTTGATTTGTATCAATTACCGATTTCATCGCTGACACAATCATATGACGCTGTGCGTGACGACCTAAGTAAGCCGAACCATCTGACTTCAATCCGCTAGCACTAACCCAAGCATAACTTACTTGAGGTAAATTAGCATTGTTTGTCGGTGCGCCTGAATTATAGTTACCGGCATTAGGATAATTTTTGTTTGTAAAATAATTAGTCTTGAATTCTTTAATATTGTATCCTGAACGGCGTGTATTGAATAATAACATACCCTGTGGAGATAAAGCTGGATTTGGTGCATCTAAATCTAAGTGATTACTAGTTAATAAAGTAGTTATAGATGGAATAGGATCATCTACTGGATTCACAGCACCCGAATGACTCCATCTTGCATCAGCAAACAAAATACCATTACTACTAGTTTGGTCATTTTTATCAATCAAAACCCATTGATCTACACTACTAACTGCTTCCCAACGATATAACATTGGATAGTTTTCTAAATCAGCAGAATCAAGCCATAGATCACCATAAACCAATACAGTTCCATCACTTTGCGTTATTGGTGCTGATGCACTAACAATAGGGCCCGTAGAATCAGTATTATTTGTTCCTGAGTTAGCTGGATGACCAGAACTATCATAGTTTACATTTCTATATCCCTTCCATACTCCACCTTGGTTGACCATGATATCAACTTGACTTGGTGTGCTAAAGTACCAATATCTACCGTTTGCAGGTAATTCTACAGGAGCACCTTCATTTGCAGTATACTCAATTTCTTCCCAATTTGAAATTTGGGTATAATACTTTCTATCTGCAAATTGAGTTGTTGTTGATATTCTAACTGATTCCAAAGATCCTGCATTAACTTTAGTGACATTTAATTTCAAATCATTAACACCGTTAGAACCACTAAGATAACCACCACTGACTTTTAAAACATTACCCACTGCGTAACCGGAACCACCACTAACAGTGTTTATTATATATTTTCCTACACTATCCACAGACACGGAAATTGATCCACCTGTGCCGGATGTTGTTACTGCTTCAGGTGTAACAGATACAGTAAATGTATGTATCGGTCCATATTTAATACCTACCCCATCAAATCCTAAATCAGCATACAATACATCTGAGCGTTGGAGTGTTATAGGGTCAATATCTGATATAAAAATTTCACCACCTAATGTATGAGTAATTTGAATAGTTCCATCAGTTGTTAATGTAGCAGTTGTATAGGGAATTTGAGCATTTTGCCAATCTGTAACAAATGAAGCCGCGGTTGTTCCTGTATTCTCGAATATTATTTTGGTTGCGGGTAAATCTATACTAGACAATCTTTCACCAGGAATACTCACATATACAGTAAAACTATTGCCTGTAGTAATTGTAGGGTTAGCTATTGTTGTAGTAGTAACTGTAGGCCCCGTAGCCAGTCTATTAAATAATTTTACTGGTGCAGTACTTTGACTACCGCCAGCACCAGGACTAGCATATCTTGCAAAAATTGTATTTTGGGGAATAGCCTTTCCACCAGTACTATCTAATGCAGCGGTTGCGTTAATTTCGCTACCATATGCTGAAACAAATTGTGAAGTCCAACTAGCAGTTGCTACGCTATATTTTGAGAGTGATAGTGATAATCCATTCCCGGCGCTGCTTGTTTTAATCCAAACAGATCCAGTAGCACGGGGTTTTGCCTGACTTGAAGTCCATAATGGCATTTGAGCACTGGTACCATAATGACATGTAACACCATAATAAGAACCTGCAGTAATTCCCAATTGAGTAAGCAAGGAACCGTCAGTGGAATGATTAGCTAATGTGACAATATCTCCATCAACTACATAGATATTCAATTTATTATCAATTACGTCAGCGTTAAATCGAATGTCGTTTAAATTATTAAGATAAGTTGCAATATCGTTCACATCATCACCGGCGGCTACAATAATATTGGTTGTTGATGCCATTCCGCTTGCCTCTGAGGTTAATGTTACATCAAAACTATATCCAGTAGTTAATGTTGGATTAGAGATAGTAGAACTTACTGATGGATTACTTGAAGCCAATGAATCACTATTTAATGCCATCCATGTATTATCCATCATTTTATAGAAATAGGTACTATCCCCGGCAGGCTCACCAGCGTGATGCATTGCAACAATTGCATATTCTCCCACGTTACCAATGGTATCTAATGGATGTCGTGCATCAGTTAATTGATCGGTACTTGTAAGAACATATGGAATTTGATTAACAAACTTACCAGACGTAGCATTAAATTCATAAATGCCCCATGTACTATTAGTTGTATCTAACCAATATGTACCATCTACCGCTTCACCTGATGGTCTAGAAACTGATCCTACAAATTCTGATAAATCGATATCTGCTCTTAAAATATAGCAACGATTTGTTGTGCCCAATAATGAATAGGCTGCTAATAAACCATATTCGTTTAATTCATATCCATGAATCGGTGTACCATTTGTTGTCTTATAGAAGAATGGATTACCAAACAAAGTAGTTAAGTCACGTTGACTTGTTACTTGATATAATTTACCTGCATTTGCTTTTGTTGTTCCTACAGCTACTGCTGTGCCTGCGGCGTTTGCTTTATTTTGTGCTGATGCAACAATTAGCAACGGAACTGAATTTGTGGCTGCTGGTAAATATTGACTTTGGTCGATGATATTTACTTCTACGCCTGGTGATACTAGTGCCATGTTATTTTCCTTTATGTTATGATTATGAGGGTTAACGCCCTAACGTACTAATATTTAGTGTAAATGGTAAAAAAATGCCAATTAGCGTACCTTCGAAGGTTACAATGATAAATATAGTATGAGACCAATATGCAACACATGCGGTAAGAATAATACTGCTGTAAATTATAAACGTGATGGCATAACACACTATCGTAGTATGTGTGATGAATGTGGTCGTAAGAAAAATAAACTTAAACCAAGAGAACCTAGTTGGAAAAAGTCAGGGTACAAGAAAAAAGCCACATGTGATTTATGTGGCTTTAAGAGTTCATATCCTAGTCAGACTACTGTGTTTCATATAGATGGTAAACTAGAACACACTGAGTTTACTAACCTACGTACAATCTGTTTAAACTGTGTTGAAGTGGTAAAAAGAAAAGAAGTTAACTGGCGTCGGGGCGATTTAGAAGTTGACTAAGTGTAGCATGTAAATCATCAATAGATCCGTTATTGTCAATATAATGGTCGTATTCTAATCCCACACTAGAGTATTCACTGGCATGAATCTTAGCTTTGTCTAACTTAGCTTTGCTCAAAGCCCAAAGACTATTCCCGTCAGGTCCCCTATTAAATGCTTTGGCTGCATCGTACCATTCAGGTTCAGGACCTCGATTTGATCTTAAAGTAATACCATTTGCATTTTTGATAGCATCAACTTCATTACGGAATCTACAATCAGTAATGACGATATCATCTTTTGTTTGTCGTAGTTTGTTCTCTACACTTGCTACCCATATATCGTCATGGAAGTTAGCACGACAAACTTCAGTACCCCATTGTTGTAGAACCCAGCGTGGTGTTAGTTCAGGGATGTTTAATCGTTGACTCCACCAAGAGTCAACTTGTTCACGCCATTTGCGGCTAGATTTAGTTGTACCTTCTAACATTTCTCGTTCCCAGCCAAAAACATTTGCTATAGCATCTTTAAGACTGGATGCAAAACTTATTCGTTTAAATTTGTGATTAGTTACTAGATAGTCGGCTATAGTATCTTTGCCGCTTCCGATTAATCCCGTTACACCTATAATCATGCGTTCTCCTGAAGTAGTAATTATATTACTAACAGATGACATATGCTAGCATTTAGGTTAATTTTGTTTTGAATTAGATAATATAAATCTTAACCCTAATTCTGGATTATAGTCTTGTTCTAATTTCCAATTGGGTATTAAACGGTTTACCATTCTTGTGTATAATCCTATGCGACTGTTTTCTTTTGCATCAAATATAATTTGTTGTACATTATCACCGTAGTCTTGTAAGAATTCACGCATTATATCTACTACAATTGACATTACTTCTGCTGAGTTGCCTGTACCTGTTGTGCCATATAGTGATAATTTTTCAGGATCTAACGCCTCTCTAATTAAACGAAATTGTATTTCCCATGTTTCTGGCTTATCATCTTGGTGATGACTGTAGGCTGACCATACATACTTTCTTTCGCCCACAGTAAAATTTGCAACTGCCTCTTCCTGGGATTGTCGATTCCACTTCCAGTTTTGATTACCGGGGCGAAATAGTTCCGTAATAAACTCAGTTGCTCTCATATAATGTTATTAACCTTGTACCCAAGTTAGTGGCTGACTATAATCCACATAACGCTTTAAATCTTCTAATAATGTGGCTTGCATTTCTTTAGCTTCGGATTTTAATGCGGATCCGTTAAGGGTAGTGCCGCCACCCGGGCCAGCAATGCTTGCAAACTTTTCACGGGCTTCACCCAAGATACTCATACATTGAGCAAAGGTCCAGTCACCAATCCAAACACCACTTCCCGGATCTTGAAGTAATGTTGATTCAGGCTTTTGAATATCAGCCCAAATTAGTATCTGTTCGCCGCTACCTTTGATATTTCTCACTAAGCGAATTTCTTTTGTAACATTGTTGAAGGTGTAGATTACATATCCACCAAACATACGTGCAACTAATTCAACATATCCTGCATAAAAATCATATGTTGCTAACCCACCAGCCGAACTATAGTTCAGTAAATACGTGTTAAGAATAGCACTACTAAATGGATCAAAACTAGTTGATCCTGGGCCTGTCTCCATTCCAACAGTACGACGGAATACTTGTCTTACATTAATAAATTCTTTGGGAAGAGTATAAATTTCCTGATGCTCTTGTAATGTCAATAAAGTATATGCTTCTTCTGTTGCATTTTGTGCTCGTTGACGATACACTTGAACCGCATACTTATACGCGGCTTCATAATGTTCAGGATCTAATTCAACGTCAACAATGCCTTCGCCCATACGTAAGCGTAAGTTTCTAAATAAATCTTCTTTTAATGCGTCTAAACTAGTTGATTGCAGAATTGCCATTGTGTTCTCCAGATAATATATTTATCTGGAAACCATAGTACAATGAACTAAACTCAACTTTTATTTTAGATAAGTGAGTGTAAAATAAATATAATTTTACTTAAGGAATACAATGAATGAGTCAAGCAAGGCATTAATTCGCCGTTTACAAGATGCTAGGTTTGCTAGTACATATTTTAGAGGTTATGGAATTGATATTGGGGCGGGTAACGACCAAATTGGAAGATACATTCAACAATTTCCACTAATGACAGGTTTAAAAGCGTGGGATATGCCTGACGGAGATGCTCAACTTATGGAAGGTGTAGCTGATGATACATTTGATTTTGTACATAGCAGTCATTGTTTGGAACACATGAGGGACCCGTTCCAAGCATTTGATAATTGGCTTAGAATTTGTAAGCCGGGCGGACATATTATTGTAACTATTCCTGATGAGGATTTGTATGAACAGGGCGTGTGGCCTAGTAACCATAACCCCGATCATAAAACAAGTTGGACAATTAATAAAGAAGAAAGCTGGAGCCCGGTCAGCACTAACGTATTTGAATTCTTATATCAATACAATAGTGAGGTTGAGGTTCTTAAGGTTGAATTAATAAATGGTACATTTATATATGATATTGGTAGAGTAGATCAAACCTATCATAGTATAAGTGAGTGTGCGATTGAATTTATAGTTCGTAAACGCACACCGGAAGAGATAAAAAGAAAAGGTAGATTACCTAAATAATCTACTTAGATATCGTTGTGTTGACGATTCTCACTATTGAACACGTTAAACTCGCCACCGGGATATCGTGCTTTTAGTTTCTCTACGTTCTCAGCAATCACATCATTAGGATCTAGACGAAGTGCCCTGCAAGCATTGATCCAGTACCACATGATATCACCAAGTTCTCGTTTCATGTGAAATACGTTATCCTCATTTAGTGCTTTACCTTGAAAGAAAATCTTCTTTGGTATTTCAATAAACTCGCCTGACTCTGCGGCTAGTCCTAGACATGCGGTCAGTAACAACGGAACGTTGATGTCAGGCCCATATTTCATTATACCGGCATCGGCATCTAGTTCATAGTTTGCATCTAATCGGTCAAGGGTGTCCATGAAAGTTGTCAAGTCACTACTTGGTTGGCTTGTAACAGCCTGCACAAAATCACTATATTTGTTTAAATCTACATTCATTTTATCAAATCCTTAAACATTTGTTTTGCTCCTTGTTCACCTAAATGGTAAACAAAGACTTCACTTACTCGTTGTAACATCGCACAAGCCATCATAAGCTGGTCTTCTTTGTCATCACACATTAGTAATTGCTGTTCGACCGGAGCCATTAGTTCTGTCATCCTGTCTTTTATTTTACTATTATCCATTAGAACGCTTTCAGTATTAGCATGTTCTCATTGAACCTACCATTAGGCGCAGTTGCTACTGCTTTAATCTCTTTAAAGTATTTACGTGCAGCCGGCTTGCTACCCATTATTTCTTTAATCTGCTCACCCGGCTTACGCAATGTTTTGACTTCACTTGTATTGCTATCAAAGCCTAGGATCGTATTACCCTTAACTGTAAAAGTCTTACTGTAATCGTCAGCAATGTAATGATGCACTTTACGTTTTGCAGTATCATAGACCCATGCCTCGCTTGCACCGTGTAACTTAGTAGGATGCACACTAATCAGTTCAAGTTTGTTGACTGGATCCTTGAATTCTTTCAAGTACTTGAGTTTAGCAACAATCTTCTCAACAGGGACTGCTTTGCGTTTGCGAGGTGCTTTGCTTGCTTTCTTAATTGAGATATAGCTGTTCAAGTCACCTAGAACGTTATCTACAAATTTGACAAGATTACGCACTTGTACTTTACCTAAAAAAGCATAAGCCTCGTTCAGGTCTTTATCTGTACCCTCAACTAGTTCATTAAATTCTTCTGCTTTACGTTTCCAAATCTCAACAATGATAGGGATATGCTGTGGCATGACATTGAATTTAGCAACAATATCAACTGTCTTTTGTGTAGTCTTACCTGTAGTGATGTACTCGTCAAGTAGTCCTTCAAGTTCACCTGCTGCCTCACCGGCTTTCTCACGCATCAATTCCTGAATGTTAGGACGATTGCTAGGTTCTTTTGTAACGACCTCAGGCTTGTGAACCAGTTTCAACAGTCGGGAAATTTCATTTTCTAGTGTAAGTGATTCATGTTCGTTCAGTTCAAGACCGCGCAAATTCATACGTGCGAGCCAGCACAATGTCATCAAGAATTCAGATTCATGTACTTTGCGTAGATATTTCGCTTCAGCGGTACGGTCATGACTATCTAAATATTGACATAGCAATTCTTTAGCATCCTTTTTACCATAGAACCGATTGTACCATGTGAAACTTACAGTTAGTGTAATTTTACGTCTGTCAGTGTCAGGTTGCAATGGGAAGAATGGTTCATCACCCATATACTTTTGATCAGCATCTTTTGGATTCAGTGCCTTGATAAAGTGATCTGATGTTGCTTTGGGTTTGCGTATTGTCATGAATTACTCCTGAGTGTCGAATATTTAATATTATATACGAACATTCATTTATTGTCAAGTCTTTTGTGAGGTAATACTTTTGCTTTAGGATTGCGATAAATACACTATGCCAAGATTATCCTTATACCGCGAGAAAAAATCCAACGATTATCGATTCTTTGATAGAATTATCAAAGAGCAATTCACTGTAGGTGGAACGGATTTGTACGTTCACAAATATATAGGTATCAAGGATCAAGGTCCTAGTGCAGATTTAACTCAGCCACAGCGTAGTATATTAGATCCTACTCAAATCCAAGACTTGTTATTCTTAGAGAATCGTGACCGCAATTATGCGCCCGATATCTATAGAATCAGAGGTCATTATAATGTACAGAACCTAGACTTTGACCTAAGTCAATTTGGATTGTTCTTAAACAATGATACTATATTCATTACAATACATTATAATGAAATGATTGATTTAATTGGTCGTAAATTGATGGTAGGTGATGTATTAGAATTACCTCATTTGACTGACTACCATCCATTAAACGAATTGATACCTACAAGTTTACGTAGATACTATCAAGTAACAGATGGAAACTTTGCAAGTGAAGGATTCAGTAGTACATGGTATGCACATCTATGGAGAATTAAATGTGAGCCACTTGTTGATAGTCAAGAGTTTTCAAGTATACTAGAGCAGCCACTAAACAAAGACAACTACCTTGGTGTATGGGACAGAACCAAAACATATGTACCGGGTTATGTAGTTACATACGGTGATAAAAATTATGTTGCCGCATCTACTGTTCCTATAGGTACTCCGTGTACAATATATGATGATGTAACAAAAACTTATATAATTAACTCGCCATTTTGGACATTGGATACTGCTGACAATCTAAAAGATATTTTAAGTAGATACAACACAAACATAGCAATCAATGATGCGGCTTTAGCTGAAGCTAGAAGATTATTACCTAAATCAGGATATGATAATACTAATTTATATGTAGTTGCGACTAATTCAAACGATGAACCAGTAAGTACTGCAAGTATTGTTAATTTGAAGGGGTCACCCGTAAGACCAGAAGGCACTATTGAAGAAATTGTAGCACGTGGTCAAAATTATTTTGTGGTTAGGATTGGTGCAGGTGCATTAAAAAGTATTTGGGATATGACTGCTGATTCAGATGATACTAAATTAGCAGAGTTTGTCAAACTGAATTTAAAAGTAGCTAGAACTAAACCACAGAAAACTGACACAGGTTCTGGTAAAGTTAAAGGTGATTTAATATTATCAGTAAAGGCATTGGGAGCAATTGACGGCCCTTATGGTACTACTGATAATACATATAGTAATGCTGATCAAGATCCATTAATGGATGGTTTTACTGGTACTATCATTCCTGATATCATGGATTATCGTGCTGATAGTGATCCAAGATTCCATTTTGTTGCAAGAAGTTCACCAAGAAGTTTTGGTTATACAGATGGTTATATGGTTGGCAACGGCAATGCCCCTAATGGTGTTACTACTGGTGCAGGTATTACGTTTCCATCACTACCAAAGGCTGGTGATTATTTTTTAAGAACAGATTATTTACCACAGTTATTATTCCGTTGGGATGGTAATCTATGGGTTAAGATTAGTGAGAATGTTAGAACAGGTGTTGGATTTAGTGATGCTAATAATCAATCTCAGTTGTCCGGGTTCATTAACAATACAAACACAACTACACTGAGTGATGGTACTGAAATGCCGGAACGTCAAGCACTTTCACAGATACTAAAAATACAACCAGATTAAGGTAATAGATGGCACAGTTTTTCTTTGATAATCAAATCCGCAGATTCTTAATACAATTTGCAAGAATCTTTAGTGATTGGCAAGTTACTAAAGGAACAGATCCTGCAGGAAATGATATTCTTGTTCGTGTCCCAATTCAATACGGTGACGCTAGTAGAATGGCGCAAACACAAATTGCAAACAACAGTCCTAGTAGTTTACCTAGTGCACCATTAATAACATATAATGTTGTAGCACTGGATTACGATCAGGGTAGAACGCAAGATCCTACGTTTGTTGATAAAGTGTCGATGAGACAACGAACATTTAATCAAGATTCAGGATCATATGAAACTACACAGGGGCAAGCCTTTACTGTTGAAAGAATGATGCCTGTACCATATAAGTTAAGTGTGAACGTAGATTTTTGGACAACAAATTATAATCAAAAATTAGAATTGATTGAACAATTAGGTGTACTATTCAATCCTGCGTTAGAAATTCAAAGCACAGATAATTTTATTGATTGGACTTCATTGTCAGTTGTATATCAAGATGGATTAACATTTAGCAGTAGAACAATTCCTCAAGGTTCAGGTAACCCGATTGACATTATGAGTTGGAAATTTCATATGCCAATCTGGATAAGTGGTCCTGCTAAGATTAAAAAATTAGGTGTCATTCAAAAAGTTATTGCAAGTATCTATCAAGGAAATGCTCTCACTGACATGCAAGATAGTGACTTATTATTAGGTACAAGACAAAAGATTACACCTTATGGATATAAGATATTATTAATCGGTGATACACTCCAACTATTGCCTGCTAATCAACCACTAAGACCTAATAATGAAATGTTGGATATACCAGAAGCTCCTGATACTGAGTTACATTGGTCATCATTGTTAAGCGTGTACGGTGCAATCAAGCCGGGCATCTCACAGATTTGGTTACAAAATCAACACATGACTACTGATATTGTAGGCACCATTAACTTGAATCCAACAGATGATAGAATTTTATTATATAATATTGATACTGATACACTACCCGAAAATACGTTGACTCCGGTTAATAGCATTATCAATCCTCAATCAAAAGGTCCATCACATGGGTTACCCGAAGTGGTTAATGGTCAACGATATTTACTAATTGAAAATATAGGTGATGTAGACAATGTTTCACCATCTATTTGGGGTAATGTAGTTGCTTATGCAAATGATATTATTCAATATAACAGTAGCGCACAACAATGGCAAGTTGATTTTGATAGTAAAAATTCAACTACAACTGAATATGTTAAGAATCTAACTAGCAGTGTACAATATAGATTCACTGATGGTGTTTGGGTGAAAGCATTTGAGGGTTGGTATGAGGCGGGGGATTTTTCTATCGTCATCTAATGCTATGATAAATCATAGTATGAAAGACAATACCTCAGCAGGGATCTTTTTTTACGCAAGTGATACAAAAAGATTTCTTTATCTACTTAGAAACGATAATAAAAATCCAGGTAATTGGGGTATACCCGGTGGAAAAATTGAAGGCAAAGAAACACTATTGAAAGGTGTTGAAAGAGAATGCTTAGAAGAAGTAGGTTTCTTTCCTGACAATGCTAAACTCGTACCAATACAAAAATTCATAAACAATACATTTACATATCATACATTCTTTTGCAAAGTAGACAAAGAGTTTATTCCAGTATTGAATGAAGAACATTGTGGATATGCTTGGACTGACAGTGAACATTATCCCAAACCATTACATCCGGGACTGTTTAACACAGTCAACTTTGATGTAGTACAAGACAAATTAAAGAAACTAATAAAAAAAGCCGCATAGTGCGGCTTTTTTGTTGATGCTTAAAAATATTAAGCGTTAGCAATTTGAACTGTTGTGTTCAATGTTGGTGCGGCTAGTGTCCACTGTACTGCGGTGTCAGTAGCAAATTCATGTCCTGCAGAACCATAACGTACCAATGTTGCTTTGTGTCCAGTAAGTTTCTTAACATAATAAGTTTTACCAGAAGAATCAGTAGCTGTTAAGTCCATTTCACCGGCAGCATTTGACGCGGCTGATGTTTTTAATGAACAAGTCATAGTACCGTCTGCTGTTTTAACCTTGTAGCGGCGTGCACCAACTTGACGAATAATATCAGCAACTTTACGAGTACCACCTGTTACGTATGCAAACGGTGTAAGTGCGTTTTCTTGATTGGTACTTGAACCAGGTGCACCGGTGTCAGTTGTTAGTACTGCTACTGCTGTACCAGATGTTTCTGCGCCGACATCGCTATCAGCAATAGTTACTGTAGGAGCTGATGTGTATCCAGAGCCCTTTTCTGTAATTGTCACTGATACTGGTGCGCCGGTTGTAATTGTCACTGTACCTGCAGCAGTTACGCCACCTGGCAATTGTGGGGCACTGAAAGTTACTGTTGAAGTGGCTTGGGTAAAACCAGACCAAACTCCACCGATCGTTACGCTGGCTACACCTTGGCCACCAATTTTATCATCAGTTGTGCCTGTCGTGCCGATGTTACGATTACCGAAATACTTCTTGTTTAGATTTGATGCCATTTTATTTTTCCTTTAAGTTATGGGCGTTCTAGGCCTACGCAGTGGCTTACTGCGTAAACTCTCATTCAAGAGCGAACATTATATTTATCTTTTTTGGGTGATTAGAAAGAAGTCTGACTCATTGCAACTCTAGACCAAATGTCTGTTAAATTGTCAACATAGTCTTGTCTACAGTAATACATGTAATTATTGTCAAACGCTATAGTACCTTTTTTATCGCCGACAGCACCAAAGCTATTTGCTGGTGCAGTTGCTACTGTTACTATCAGTGTACCAACAGTTGCATTACCTGTAACTGTTAAATTAGCCAATGTACCAACACTTGTGATATTAGGTTGTGCGGCTGTTGTTAATGTACCTACTAAGTAGTTACCACTAATAAGATTGGCACCCGAAACTTCTGAGCCAGTACCGCTTAATTTAATATCTGTATTAGCACTAAGAGTAATATTTGCTGTTGAAAAGGTTGCAATATTTGCAGTTCCACCCACACTTATTGTTACATTGCTGTTAGCGGTAATAGATACATTACTGTTTCCACTAATAATGTTGCTAGGTTTACCCCAAGACAAATCAGACCCAGTATTATACAACCAACCTTCTGCGTCTTGAGGTAAACTTGCTCCTCCTCCAACAGAGGATGTCCAACTTAAATTACCGGTTCCATCAGTAGATAATAAGCCGCCACTCATTCCGCCTGAAATTGAAATATTTGCAGGGGCTCCTAAACTTAGTTTAATATTTTTATTAGGGCCTAATTTTGTTCCGTCCCAGTTAGTCCAAGACGTACCGGTTGATGCATTGCCGTTTGCTACTAATAGTTGACCAGTAACAATATTAGCTGTGCTAAGATAAGTATTACTAGAACCTTCTACTTTAGCAAATTGTAATGTTGAGACTTCAGTTAATATTTCAGTTTGTGTAGTTGTTCCACCATCCGGAACAGGTACTAATATAGGATCGTTTCCTATATATACTCGTTGAGTATCTGATGCAAATCCTATTTCCCCCGTGTCTAATTGGGGCAAATCTATATTTGCACCTACTCTGTGAATTATTTTACTTATTTGTACAATGGCCATAGTTTAATCTTCAGTTGATTAAACTATTTATCACGATTTACAAGAACTTCATATAGAATTGTTCACACTTTTTGAACCACATATCAGTATATTTGTCAAAATCAGTACCCTCAACGATGAATTCTTGGTATTCATTGGCAGCTGAACACATAAAAATAACACCCTTACGTATCTTTGTTCCATGCACTTCATTGTGTGCGTTAGCATAGGCTGCTAACTGTACAAAATAGTCATCAATCCACTCACGTTTCTTGGGCTTGTTTGTCTGCTTGTGATCCATGATAGCTTCTGCATTATCATGTACACCACACAAGTCAGTTGTACCGGCATAAACTGACGGGAAATATACTGGAACTTCTGTACCCCAGTATTCATTACACTTACTAAGTCCTTGAGCAATGATGCTCTGAGCCATTTGATGACTTTGAATACTATATGGATTGCTTCCCGGTGTGCCTATATCACCTGTCTTAATATAATCTTCAAGCCACTTGTGCATTCGTGTACCACGACCTGCGGCTTCAGTTGTTATCTCTTGTGCTTTTTGGGGACCGACTCGTTTGCGCCACTCCATCAATGCTTTTTTAGATTCTTCCGATTTGGTAGCATCTAAGATTGTAGTGACTGAGGGAAGTTTATTACCATCGGGAGTTGCATATCTACGACCTTCTGGTGTGTCAATGCGTTTGAGTGGTTCGTATTTGAATTTGTTGGGATTGTACATTTACTAAGATTATACACTATCTTAGATTAATTGTCAACTATATTCGGTTAATTGATTTGTTTACTAGCCATTTGCTGGCGAATCTTTTCATTCTCATCCGGGCCTTGTTCGGCACCATCAGTATCACGTTCTTGGCCCTTGAAGATAACTTGATCTTTTTCGATATCTCTGATGATATTTTTCAGTGGATCTTGTTTAATCATATTAAACAAATCTGCTTTGTCTACAGTTATGCCATTCTTGTTTAAGACAGTCAAGAATTCATCAGTGGTCATAGGTTCATTTTGCGTAGAAAGCTGATTAGCTACTGCTGTCAACTTAATACGCAATGGGTCATTATCACTGAATTCATATAAGCGCATATTAACGCTTAGTTCTGCCTACTGCTGGCATAGGCTCTTCTGGTTCTTCTGCTGGCATCTCAGGTTCTGCCATTGCGTCAGCACCCATTTCTTCACCACCTAGATCAGGTCCCATCTCGCCACCTGCCATTGGATCGGCTCCCATACCATTATCCATGCCGCCTGCATCCATACCAAAACCGCCGCCTTGACCAGTAACAACACCTAATGCGCCTGTAAGACCTGTCTTAGATTGTGTTAGGGCGGCTTGTAGTGAAGTCAATGCCTCTGTTACTTGGCTACTAAATTGTTCACCTTCACTTGTTCCAAACTCACTGTTAACACCGTCAACAACTGCTGGTAATTCTTTTACTAGCATATCACTAACTTGTTCAATCATCTTTTGCATTGAATCAACCATTTCTTGTGCGGCTAGAACAACTTGAGATTTCTCAACTTCTTCATTCTCAACAACAATACGTGGATTGTACATTGGCATAGTTCTTAAATCACCGTAATGATGATTTAGTGCTTGTTCCATGAACACAAGTTTCAAGTAAGCAGGATTTTGTTCTCCACTCATTGACTTGTTTTTTGCTTCACTCATCAATCCTTTGACTTTTTTAAGCATATTTTTAGTCTCATATAGACCTAGCTTCTCAACATTAAAGGATGTGTTGAAGTGTTCTTTTAGAGCTTGTTTAGCTACTGTTGTTGGTTTAGCGTTAAATTCGGTTAGTTTCATAGTTTTTCCTAGAGTACTGATAATATATTTATCATTGGTTTAATTATTTTGCGGAGTTTAGCGCAAATTGTTTATGTTGCCAATTATTGGCCTTCTCTACAAAATTCTCCAATTCTGCTAGAAGTTTTTGCTTTTTTAGCATATCCTCGTTTAGTTTAGTCAAAATGATAGTCCTAGCTTCTAGATTCTTCCCAGACTTAGCTAATTTTTGATGTAGTTTTAGATTTTCCAGTGTTCCTGAAAGAATACTGTCTAAGTAAAGAACTCGGGCAGCATCCATAATATAATTAGATTTATCAAAAGTGATCCAAGTTACTGCATTCTTTAACTCAATAAAAGTATGACTAGTGTATGTTGCATCTTTAGTCATTA